GGTGGCGAACGTGACAAGCGCGTCCTCCATGCTCTTGGCCGCGTTGCCCCACACGTTCTCCATCTGCTTGGCCGTGTTGGCCGACTCAGCGGCGTAGTTGGCCAGCGCCTCGTTCGCTCCTACAGCCCAATCCTGCTCGCGTGCGATTCGGGCGTCGTAGTACTTGTCCCACTCTGTCAGCGCCTTCTCGCGGAACTCCTTGATGAGAGCAAGCTGATCGTTGAAACGCTTCTCGACCTCCGGGGCGAGATTCCCGTCCTTCGCCTGCGCCTCCGCAAGGGCCCGGTTGTTCTGGATCTGCCGCAGCTGCTGCTCGTAACGGTCGTCGATCTGACCGCGCCCCTGCTCGCGTTGTCGCGCGGCGTTGCCCCTGCCCATTAGCTCGAGCTCGCGGTTCTGCCCGCGGACCAAGGTGTCAAGGTAGTCCTGCGCGGACTGCCTGGCCTCTTGGTAGGCGCGTGCCGCAGCCTTCGTGGCCGACTCCTGTTGTAGACCCAGCGCCTGGCCTGCGGCAGCAGCCTTGTTGTTGATCTGCGCGATCTGTGCGGCGTTGTCCTTGACCTTGTCCTGCAGTCCGATGCGCTCTGCGGTAGTCAGGTTCTCCCGCTTGGCCGATGCGGCAATCGCCGCGTTCTCGTCGCTCAACGCTTTCACCTGCGCGTCACGGTTGAGGTTGATGAACGCGCGCTTGGCCGCGTAGTAGTCCCCTTCGGAGATAAGGCCGGCTTGACGTGTGGCATCGAGGATCTGCTCCGCGTCCTGATATGAGGCGGTCAGGGTCTGGAGAGTCCGCTGAATAGACTGGATGCCGGAGGCCGATCGGGCGGCTGCGATGCCAGGATCGAATTGGTCCTCGATGCTCTTGAGCAGTGCCTTGCGCTGTTCCGGCGTAGCCTGGGCCTTGTCGGCGAGCTTGTTCGCATCCGCCATAGCCTTCTCATAGCGAGCCTGTCGGCCCTTGCTCGCCGTAATTTGATCGTTGAGTGTCTGGCGAGTGCGTTCAAGCTCGGCTTGTTCCGCCGCCGCCTTGGCCCCGTCCTCCGCTGCCTTCTTCTGGTCCTGTAGGGACTTGAGGGTCGCGCGAGCTTCCTCGGTCTTCCCGCCGAAGATTGCGTTCAGCGGGTTGAAACCAACCATGCCGCCGGCGGTGCCGGTGAGCCCCGACCAGAATCGGTAGGTTTCCTCCGCCTTCTTCAGTTGGTCGTCAATCGATGGCGTTCTGCCGAGCTTGAGGAGTTCCTCAACATAGTTGGCCAGTTCTCGCTTCGCGCCACCCCACGCCTTCTCCAGGTACCCGACGTTCTGGCTCGCAGCTTGCAGCCTGTCGTTCAGCTTGGACATCGTCAGAACGATGGCCTCGTCGCCGCGCTGTTGGTCTTCCAACTGCCGGATGTACTTCAACTGCTCGGCGGTGAGGAAGTTGTAGGCCTTGTTTGTTCGCTCGGCCCAAGCGGTTACGCCGTCGGCAACAGAGCCGAAGTTCTTGAGAACGTCCTCGGTCGACTGACCAGTCACCTTGGCGAACGAAGTGGCCGCCTTGGACGTCGCCTCCAGAGCGTCTCCGCTCAACTGACCGCCTGCGGCTACGCCTTGGAGGATCTCGCGGCTAGACGAGATCGTCGTGCGGGTGGATGCCGCGATCGACGCCGCCATGCTGTCGAACCGCCCCTCGGTTAGGCCCGCTGCATTGCCAGTCAGGACCAGCATCTTGCGCAGTTCGTTGCTCTGCTCGGAGCCCTTATAAGCCGCAGCAGCGATGCCAACGATCGAGCCAACAACGCCGGCCGTTGCGATCCGAGACAGGGTGAAAACCGTTGACAGGGCCTTGAAGGTGTTCCCTACTCCGCCGAATGTTCCGGTCAGTTGCGATCCCTGCTGGATGATGGCTTGAATGGGCGACTGCCCGGCGGCGATCTGAACGAACAGGTCGTTCAGTTGGAAGCTCAGTTGCTGCGCCTCCATCGCTGTCAACTTCATGCCTGCGCCGTAGGCACGCGTCTTGTTGTTGGCCGCGTCGATTCTCTTGATGTAGGCATCCGCCTCGCCAGACACACCAAGCAGCGAAGCTCGGTAGCGGAGCACTTCGGTCGCGGACATGCCGGCCGTGGCCGCTTGGTCTCGCAGGGAGTCGAGGAACCCCGACTGAGCGCGAGCTGCCGCCTGCTTCTCTTGGGCGGCCTGCCGCTGGGCATTGGCCTCCGCCGCGGCAGCATCAGCTGCGGCCTTTTGTGCCGCGCGCTGGTTCTGAAGTTGGAGGATCAGCGGCGCTGCGGCTTCCGCAACACCCGCTTGGGCCGCGCGGTACCGAAGCAACCCTTCCACGGACAGGTTGTAGGTCGCAACCTGGTCTCGCAGGGAATCCAGCAGCCGCTCGCCGGCGTCACCCACCTGCTTTGTCGACGTGGCCAGCTCGCGATTCGAGCCGCTGGCCTTGGACATCGCATCCGCCAGCGTCAGCGTCGCGCTCGCCGACTCCTTGACGATGGACTCCAGTCGGGCGACGGCCGCTTGAGTCGCCTGCGCGGCACCCATGAGCGCGCGCTGCATGGCCTCGGCGGCACTGCCCGCCTGATTGGCGGAGTCGGTGAGCTGGTCCAGGTCTTTGTTCGCCGCCTTCACCTGTGAGGTGTCGACGCCTAGACCTAGTGTGGTGATTTCGTCGGCCATCGTTTTCGCCTGTCTGTTAGTTCAAATCGCCCGCAACGACGCGGGTGGAAAGGCTCAATCCAGCATCGGACACATGCACCCGCAGAACTGAGCCGTCGAACGCGATGCGGGGGTGCCTCTGCCGCGCTTGGCGGAACTGCTCCAATGGCATCGCGTCCAGCCCGACCTCTGCGAATTCCGATCCGGTCTGTGGTGTCAGTTCCTTGAACCATGGGGTGATCAGGAAACCAGGGACGCTGAGATCGCTCAGCTCGAACTCATCCGACTCCTGATCAAATGAGAACATCGCAGCCCTGATGCGCCCTCGCGACTTCGAGAATCCGCCAACGATCCCCTCGGGATACCGAACGTCCCCCTCTGGCGCGTGGGGCGGGCGGATGTCCCTCCGGTGCTGATTAAAGACGGCCCGGAGCAGCACGTCGAAAGCATCCATGAGCTCGTCGAGATCCTTGTGAGCCATGAGCTCAGCTGCCAGCGATAAGCCCGTCAGGAACGATTCGGTGCCACGTGCGGCGATGACTGCTCCGTAGCGCGCGACGACGTGCACCCTGGGTCCCGGCTCAAGCGCCTCTTCGAAGGGTGTTCCATCGGCGCGCGTTCCAGCAAACTTCCATCCGGAGGCTCCGGCTTCGACGATGAGCGTGCGGGAATCGCAGAAGGAGTTGAGGATGGTCATGCACACACCTCTGGGGTGGCGAGGACGGCTGGGGACATGTGGCCTCCTCAGCGCGAGCTCGCGCCATTGGTCTTCGCGGCAGTTCGCCGCATGAAGTCAGCGATGGCTTGACGCCGTACATCGCGGTCAGCGGATGCCAACGGCCAGCGCTGGTCGTTCTCGCGTTGGCGCTTCTCTGCTTCGATTTCGGAGGGGGTTTGGGGGCGGTTGTTGGTTTGCATTGCGTTTGATGGATTGGGTTGATGAACGTCGGGACTGCGCAGAACTGCGCGGTCATCCTGTGTCTGGGGCCGTGCGTGTTGGATACGGCTCACCGTCTTCTTCCAGCCCGGACTCGCCGAAGATCGCTAGAACCTTCATGCCTCGGTCTCCTTGCGCGCCGTACGCCGGTAACTCGGCCAATCGAACTTCACCAGAGCATGGGTCTGGCGCAGTCGATCGAAGGTACGCTCGCCTAGCGAAGACTTGAGCCCTTGCGCATCCTGGTTCGTGATGAGGATCGACGGCCGCACCTCCGCATACCGCCGGTCCAGCACATCGAACACGATGTTCTGCTCGCCCTCGGTGCCGTACTGGACGCCGACCTCATCGATCACCAACAGGTCGATCTCCGACCCCAGCAGGCGCAGCACCTCGCGCTCGGTGCGATCCGACGACCGGGACCAC